CTCGTGCGGGGCATTTGCATTCAAGGCGTCCGAGTTGGGCTTTCTGCGACCTGCCACAATCTGTCTGCGCCTCGATGGTGAAATTGGTAGACACAGCGGACTTAAAATCCCTTGTGTGCTTATACTTATCAATGGCTTACGGATATATGCGTATTTTCGTGCGTAGTTCGATGCTGTTGGAGGTTCACAGGTGGGCTCAATCGTCAAGGAATCGCTGGACCGGTCTGGCAAAAAGGTGACGCGCTACAGGGCGCACGTGCGCCGGGCTGGCTTTCAGTCTCAGTCCAAGCGCTTCGAGACCATGGCCGAGGCCAAGGCCTGGCTGCGCAACGCGGAAGCCGACGCCGCACAGAGGCGCCAAGAAGCTGATGGCGTCTACAGCTTCGCCAAGGTGGTGGATCTGTTCGCCAAGGCGCCGGCACGGCGTGGCACCAAGTTCTGGTCACCTACTCACTTGGCGTATTGGGTTGAGCAGTTCGGGCCGCGCGAGATGAAAAGCATTACTCGGGCTGACATCAACGTGGCCCTGGCTTCGCTCCAAGAGAAGAAGGCAGACCGTCGCACCTTTGAGGGCGAGGTGAAGCACACCGACAAAACGATTTCCAGCGCGACCGTGAACCGCTATCTGGCCTCGCTCTCGTCAATGTGCAATTACGCGCTGAACGTGGGGCACATCGACCGCCACCCGCTCAAGGCTGGCCAGGTAACCAAGCTGAAAGAGGCGAGTGGCCGGCGCCGCATTCTCACCGGCGAGGAAGAGGACAAGCTGATCGCCGAGGCCGAGCGCAGTACGTGGCCCGCCATGGCGCTGTTCTTGCGTCTGGCCCTCACCACTGGCGCGCGCAAGTCCGAGTTGCAAAGCCTGCGATGGTCCGACATTGACTTGACCCGCCGCGTGGCCGTTCTGCGACACAGCAAGAACGGTGAGCAGCGCACCCTGCCGCTTGTGGTGTCCGTCCGAGATGCCCTCATTGAAGCCAAGAAGGTGCAGCCCCTGAACTCCGATCTGGTGTTCTTCGATCACAAGAACCCAGAAAAGCCCAAGAACGTCGACACGATCTGGAAACACGTTCGCGCTCGCGCTGGACTTGAGGCGGACCGACAGGACTCACTGGATCGCGTGGTGCTGCACTCCACCCGACACACCGCCACCACCAAGCTGATCGCCGGCGGTGCGAACCTGATTCAGGCGGCGGCTGTGACTGGTCACAAGACGGTTGGCATGCTCAAGCGCTATGCGCACATGAAAACGGACGACGTGCTGGAGTTGGCCGATCGCCTGCTGGAACAGCGGAAATGACGAATCCTGCCGATCGCTTATCTGATTCCCAGGGCATCAAAAGCTGGACCGAAAATGAACTCGCAGGCTTAAAGCAGGACGTTTCTGAAGCGCATGCACGTTGGCCAGGTCCCGAAAGTCTTGGCGCCCCCACCGACGAGGAGGTCGGAACACGTAGCAAGGGCGTCACTGCTGGAGCGCGAATTCGGCTCGGGGAGGCGTCGCGAGCGCTTTACATCGCCAAGATGCGAAGTGACGACCGGACTCCATGGATCGAACTGGTTCATGCTCACACCAAGGCAGACTTGGTGAAAGCCTCGATTGAGGTGATTGACGATGACGGCGTGTTGCGAACTCAGGTTGTATACACCGAGCGGGGGTTTGGGCTCAAGGGAGATGAGGCCCTGCTCTTCAACGCTGTCGAAGAGTTCAGCCGTGCGTTGAATCTGATCGCAGCAGAGCGTGAAGCCAACCGGCTTGCAGGCTTAGGTGGTGGGCGTCCTTCGATTGACCGGAGCAATATCAAAACCGCCCTCAATACCTTGATCAAGCGTCATGGCCGAGACAAGTTGCTGGCTAAGCCCGTTTCCTGGATCCTCGAAAGGTTGAGGGACGAGCTGTCAGAAGCGGCAGCTGCTGACCAGCCCCAGCCGTCTGACAACATACTTCGGTCGGAGATCGCGGACGCTCTCCCAGGGCACCCAAAGCTGAATAGAAAGAAAAGTTTCAACAACGGGGGTTCTTGAAAATCTAGACCTGCCGACTTGACAAACTGCCGATACCGCAACAAATAGAGGTATCTGCAAATGTCCGACACGGCAGACAACGTAGCCGTCGAGTGGGTCACTCTCGACGACGCACCGAACCACCCGACGATTCGCCAACTCATCCCCACGCAGCGCGCGTGGTACTGGGAGCTGGGCAAGCCAGATTTCAAGCGCAGCATGGTCGAAGCGGGCGCGATCATCAAAATCGGCAAGTCTTGGCGCGTGTCGCTGACCAAGGCGCCGGCCGCCATCGAGGGTATCTATCGCGCTGCGTCGCTCGCTGCCATTGACCGGGCGGCCCAAGCCTCAAAGCCCAAGCGCCAGCGCTCGCACTGCAGCTAAGCCGGGGCTGACCATGGCGAAGTTGCAGCGCTACTGCGCCTTGACGACCCGGCACTTTCAACCCAGAGCGCAGGACGTGCTCTCCCTCAAAAGGAGAACACGTATGTCTTTGGAATTGATGGTGCTGACGCCCGGCGGGGTGCAGCCATGACACCAGATCCCGAGTTCGAGATCATGCAGATGTGCTACGCGGACAACGGCACGCGCATGTTTTTCGCTGGCGTCGAGTCGTCGATGCTGGAGCGCGGCCTTGTCCTGCCTGAGGAGCTGCCTGGCCACGAAGAAGGCGCGGTGTTCGAGAAGGAGCTGCCCGCGGGTCGCCTGGTTGTTGAGTGGTGGGGTGATGGGATTGTGCTCGCCTCGCTCCCGCTCGAATTGGTGATTCGGCGGGATGCGCACTTCTGGGCCTTCATGTGCCACGCAAGGGGCGTGTGGTGAGCGCTGCCCATCACGTGGAGGCCGACATCGACGACCTGGCCGAGCAAGACGCGCAAATCAAGCGGCTGGCGACGTTGTGCGCGCGGCTGGTCCTACGGGGTCACGTGGTGCACGCGCTGAGCACTGGCGGCTTTCTGGTTTGCTGGCGCGGCCATTCCCGCCACTGTAGTGACCTCGTGTCGCTTGAGGCGTTCGCTCGCCAAGTGGGGGAAGCTGCCATCAAGGCCCAAGGCGTGATTGCTGAGGAGCTTTGCCGGGCTGGTGACCGGGATGCATCGATCGAGGCATTTCGCGCGGTGCGTGACCTGATCAACCAGCGCACACCCGAGACAGTGGCGCAGATGGAAACCGCGAGAGGTCTTGCATGAAGCGCCCGGATTTTGAGTTTTACCCAGTCGGGGAGTTGAGCTGATGGCAACTGACGCACGTATCGCGGTGGGCCTACCTGGCCATCCAAAAACCAAAAAGCTGATCAAGCGGCTGGGCCAGTCAGGAGCTTGGAATCTGGTTTGCCTGTTCCTGTGGACGGCGTCAAACCGCAGCGACGGGATCCTCTGCGGTTTGACACCCGAGGACATCGAGCTCGCGGCCGACTGGACCGGCGAGGATGGTGCATTCGCTCAGGCCCTGGTCGATGTGGGGTTCCTGGACAACGCCGGCGGCCGGTATTCCGTTCACGGTTGGCAGGAGCACAACCCCTGGGCATCTGGCGCTGAGGCTCGCGGTGCAAAAGCTCGTTGGAATGCGGTCAAGCGCCACCATGGCGAAGCTGAGGCCGACCGTCTGGTACCCGAATACGCTGCTGTTCGGTTTGCTACTAGCACTGCTACCAGCAATGCTAGTAGCAATGCTAGTAGCACAGACGTAGCAGGCGGCCAGCAGACACATAGCAATGCTCCGTCTCCGTCTCCGTCTCCGTCTCCGTCTCCGTCTCCGTCTCCGTCTCCAAAGGGAGAGGTCGGCAAGCCTCCCGTCGCCAGCCCGGACGGGGCCGGTCTGCCGACCGCTGGCGCTGCCAGCTTGCCGGCATGCCCTGCCGACCAACTGGTCGACCTGTACCACGAAGCACTGCCGGAGCTGCCGCAATGTCGGGTGATGACGGCCGCACGCCTCAAGGCGCTGAAAACCCGCTGGCGCTGGGTGCTCACCACCAAGAAGTCCGACGGTACACGTCGGGCAGAGTCTGCTGCTGAGGCGATTGAGTGGTTCCGGCAGTTTTTCGACCAGACGCGGGAGTCGGATTTTCTGATGGGCCGGATCACCCGATCGGCAGGGCACACGGGTTGGAAGTGCGACCTGGAGTTTCTGTTGGGCGACAAGGGCCTGACCCAAGTTATCGAGAAAACGGAGGTGCCTGCATGAACGCACCGGTCGACTTTTCCAGCTTCGAGGGAGCGGCCGCACTGCCGTACAGCATCGAATCCGAGTCTTCTGTCCTGGGCGCTTTGCTGTTGGATAACGGGGCATTTGACCGGATCACCGACCGACTGAAAACCAGCGACTTCTACCGCAACGAGCACCGGGTGATCTTTGGCGCCATCGCCGAGCTGGTCAACGCATCCAAGGCGGCCGACACGGTGACGGTGTTCGAGCATCTGCGTTCTCAGGGCCGTATCGAACAAGCGGGCGGCCTGGCCTACATCAACGAGTTGGCGCAGTACGTCCCCAGCGCAGCCAACGCACGCCGATACGCCGAGGTGGTGCGCGAGCGTTCGCTGTCGCGGCAGTTGATGGCGACCAGCAACGACATTCGCGACCTGGCTGCTGATTCGTCGCGCTCGTTTGATGATCGGGTGGAGCAGGCAACCGCTGCAATTGCCAAGCTGATCGACGACGCGCCGCGCGACGAGTGGGTGCCAGCCTACGACGGCATGGTGCTGCACAACTCGATTCTTGAAAACCGGGCTGAGGGCAAGACCACAGCAATGTCGACTGGTTTGCACGACCTCGATGAGGTGCTGGAAGGTGGAGCGCGACCCGGCGAGCTGATCATCGTTGGCGCCCGCCCCTCAATGGGTAAGACGGCACTGGCCATGACCATCGGGCTCAACATGGCAGCCGACTACTCGGTGGCCATGTTGAGCATGGAAATGCCGCACGTCGAGCTGAACGACCGCATGACGGCGATGCTGGGCCGCGTGAGCCTCAGCAGTGTGAAGCGCCCTAACCGGGGCGACGGTCTGGATTGGGGCCGCGTGGTGGACGGCATGGAAAAAGCCAAGCGCCTGAACTTCTACGCCAGCGACCAAGGCGGCCTGAACATCAATCAGGTGCGCAGCAAGGCCCGCAACATCAAGCGGCTGCACGGGCTCAACGTGTTGGTGGTCGATTACATCGGCCTCATGAGCGGGACGGATGCGCGCCAGCCCCGGGCCTACCAGCTGGAAGAAATCAGCCGCGGCTTGAAGACGCTGGCGAAAGAGCTGGAGATCGCGGTGATCTGCCTGGCGCAGGTGAACCGCAAGGTGGAAGAGCGGGCCGACAGCACGCCCAGCTTGAGCGATCTGAGGGACTCGGGCGCGATTGAGCAGGACGCAGACGTGGTGCTGTTCGTGCATCGCCCGATTCAGGCGCGGCCTGACTGCGGTAGCGAGTTCTTGAACTACGCGAAGCTGAGCGTGAGCAAGAACCGCAACGGCCGCTGTGGCGTGCTGAGCCTGTTCTACCAAGGCAATCAGACCCGCTTTGATTCGTGGTCTGGTCCTGCGCCATCAACCCGCACCGCCGGCCGTCAGGGGTCTGGCCTGTGATCGTTTCTCACAAACCCTCAAACCACCAAGGAGCTGCTTTGACCTGCTGGAGCAATGTTTTCGACCGCTTGGCCATCCACCAGCCGGAGGCACCAGCCGCGCCGCGCTTCAACCCCAACCCGCCCGGCACGATCCACAAGGGCGCGGCGAGTGAGGCGGCGCTGGCCCTGCTGTTTGAGAATTCGGGCCGCCGCTGGCTGACCGCTGGCGAGATCATCGCGGGCACTGGCAAGACCGTGCAGGCCGTGAGCTGGGCGCTGTTGTTCCTGCGTGCCAACGACCTCATTGAGGTGGTGCCTGACTATGGGCGCAATTCCCGGTACCTCCGCTACGCGATTCCTCAAGGAGGTGAGCGATGAACAAAACGCCCGAACACCGCCGTGCGCTCGCTGCCTGGAAGGTCATGCGTCGGCGCTGCCTCGAACCCAAGTTCAAGGACTTCCCGCGATACGGAGGGGCGGGCATTTTGATCTGCCCTCAGTGGCTGGTGTCCTTCGAGCAGTTCTATCGTGACGTAGGCCCACCGCCGACGCTTGCGCACTGGTTTGGCCGGATCGACACCGCCGCGCACTACACCGCCGGTAACGTTATTTGGACCACGCGCGCCGAGCAGATGAACCGGCGCCAGTACTGCCGTCAGGTGGTGATCGATGGCGAGAAGGTCACCGCCGCGCAGGCCGGTCGCATGCCTGGCCAGCCCACCCGAAACACCGTGCTGCGTCGCTGGGATTCAGGGTTCAACCTGAGCGCACCGGCACCCGCAAGGCTCTACCCATCCTCGCGCTGGTTGACCCATGACGGGGTAACCCTGCCGCTGCCCGAGTGGGCGCGCCGGGTCGGGATCATCCCTCGCCTGCTTTGGGTCCGCCTCGATAGCGGCATGCCTCTGGCGCGCGCTCTGTCTCCACACCGACTCACCCGACAAAAGGACCACCCGATGAAAAAGCCCAGCCCCAGCCCCACCCATACCACCGCGCAGCCTTCGCCCGAGGTGGAAAAAGGCGCCGCGCGTGCCCGAACAGCAGTCTTGCTCAAGGGTGCAATTCGCCGTGAAACGATCGAGCGGGATCTGCTGAGCCTGACGCCGGCCGAGGCCGAGGGCTACGCCCGCCAGATCGCCGTCGCTCTGGACCTGGCGCAAGTTTTCGATGTGCTGAGCTTTCACGTGGTCGACGCACCAGACGGCACACGTCAAGGCCTGGCGGCCGTTTTTGAATTCCCAAACCCGGAGCAAGCAGCATGAGCAGCCAGATTTCAAAGTTCATTCATGAATCGCTGGCGTCCGCTGGCTTTGCGGTCCTGAGCAGCAGCATCGCTTATTCGCTGCGCCGGGATCTGTGGAGCTCTGGCATGGACGCTGGCGGCGATTTCGCCACACGCAACTGGCGCAACAGCTTGGGCCAGATTGCCGACCTCAAGCGTTTTCGGGCGCGCCTGGCGGGGCTGGATCGTGATGTCGAGGTCGTCACCCGCAGCGCCGACGCGCTGGAGCAGCGGATCCAGTGGGTCACTGGCCGCGAGGTGCTTAGCCTCGTTGAGGAGGGCGCGCCAGTGGCAGCGGCGCCCGAGCCGAAGGTGAAACGCGCGAACAGTGAAACCGCACCGGTGCGCCGCATTGTCGAGTTGGGCGACCTGTACCCCGGTGTGCTGACGCGCGAGCCTGGGCGGACCTGTCACGGCTGCGAGAACCTGAGCGCTGGCCACACCTGCAAAGCGTCGGTGCTGAGTGGGGTAGAGGTGCCGCTGATGCGCGAGCCGCGCCGCTGCCTGGGTTACGTGCCTCCTTGGGCTTCGATCGATGGCCGTACCGGCCGCGTGCTGTGGCCTGAGCTCGAAAACCGCCAACCGATCAACGCCAGCGAAAAAGGGAGGGCCTGAGCATGCCTTTTGACTTCGACGACGAACGCCCAGCGGGCGGGTCTTTTGTGTACGACGACGAGCAACCCCCCAAGCAAGCTGCGAAAAGTGAGCAGCGCACGGCCGGCGGGTCTTTCGTCTTTGACGACGAACAGCCCCGGGCGCAGGTGCGGGCACAAGCCGTCACCGCAACCAGCCGCACCTGGGGCCAAGCCCTTGGCGACACGGGAAACCAGCTCGCGGAGGGCGTCAACAATGTGATTGGAGCGGTGCCCAACCTGATCGCACCAAACTCACGTACTGCGGAATTCTTCCGTGACAACTCGGACCATTGGCGCGGCCAGCAATCCGAACCCCTGAAAGCCCGCATCGCACAGGCAGACGTGAAGATTGACGCGGCCGATGACGAGGGCATGCTGCGCCAGATCTCGGTGGCGGCCGGCGAATACTTCTCAGATCCAGCCTTGGCCGCGCGCTTCGTCGTCACAAACCTGCCTTCCATGATCCCGGGCGTGGCCGCCACCAAGCTCGCCCAAGCTGCAGCGCTGGCCCGGGGTGCGAGTGCAGCCAAGGCGGCCAGCGTGGCCACCACGGCGGCCGGCGGCACCAATGCTGCATTGAACGGCGGCGGTGCAAGGGGTGAGGCATACGAGGACATCAAGCGCACGCTGGAAGCCCAAGGCATGAGCCCCGAGGAAGCTGAACGGATGGCCATGGCCGACTCGCGCTTGGTGGCGGCCGTGGGCGCTGTAGCGGGTTTCGCAAGTGGCAAGACCGGGCTTGAGGGTAGCCTGGTGGGCAGGGTGGGTGCAGCTGGTGCACTGCGCGCTGGCGCCCGTGCAACCGGTGTTGAATTGGTGGGCGAGCAGATCGAGGAGGTGGCGCCCAAGATCACCACCAACATGCAGGCGAGCGAATACGACGGGCGAAGGCTCGCGCAAGACGTGGGCCGCACGATGGTGGAAACCGCCATTGGATCCGGGCCTGGCGCATTGGTGGCCGGTGGCTTGACAGCACGCAACACCTCGCGCGCATCGGGTCCACCAACCCCAACGGCAGATCCCGCAAGCCCTGGTGCTGGTGCTGCAGCAGGCGCCACTTCTGGCCCAGCCGCATTGCCACCACCGTCACCAGCCCCGGCACCATCCGCAACAGCAAACCCATTGGCGGCCACTGCCGACACTGCGCAGGCCGAGGCTGCACTGCTGACCCCCAGCAGCCTAACCGCGCTGGATAGGGTTGGTGAGCTTGATGCGGAAAGCGCCAGTCTGAGCAAGCAGCTGGATGCGCTGAATCAGGATGGAGACCACGCGCAAGATCCGGAGCGCCAGAATCTGGCCGCGCAAATCGTTGACCTGGAGCAGGAGCGCGCAGCCATTGCCGCCACCTGGCCCAAAACCACACCCGGCGCGCGCACCACCTTCTCCACCGAGGCCGGTGTGCGCCTGGAGGGCCAGTACGCGCTGGCCGAAGCCGCCGACCTGATCACCTCTCACGACGAGGGACTGCGCGCCAACCCAGCATTTCCCAGCGAGTTGCAGCCGCGCGACCGCACCCGCCAAGCCTCTGAGCTCCAAGTCTCGGGCATCGTGCAGCGGCTGGACCCGGCCCGCCTGGGTGTGTCGGCCGATTCCGCCACCGGCGCGCCGATCATCGGCAAGGATGGGCTGGTCGAGTCGGGCAACGCGCGCACCATCGCGCTCAAGCGTGTCTACCAGGCCAACGGCCAAAAGGCCGAGGACTACAAGGCGTTTCTGCGCGAGCAGGCCGCGCAGCTCGGGCTGGACCCGGCCGCGATCGATGGCATGAGCCAGCCGGTGCTGGTGCGGGTGCGAAACACACCGGTGAACCGCGCCGAGTTCGCCCGCCAAGCCAACCAGTCGACCATTCAACGCATGGCCCCCGCCGAGCAGGCACTGGCAGACTCCAAACGCCTGACCTCGTTGGATGGGCTGGACCCGGATGAAAACGGCGACTTCGACAACTCGCGCGACTTCATCCGCCAGTTCATGGCCGGTCTGCCGGTGACCGAGCAAAGCGGCATGGTCGAGAGCGATGGGCGCCTATCAACCGAGGGCTACCGGCGCATTCAAAGCGCGGTGCTGGCCAAGGCCTATGGCGACAGCCCCACGCTGCGCCGGATGACCGAGAGCCGCGACAACAACCTGGTGAACGTGAGCAAGGCGCTGGTGCGCGTGGCGCCCACGATTGCCGCAGCGCGCGAGCGCATGGACGCGGGCACGCTGTTCGATGCCGACATCGCTCCCGATCTGCTGGCGGCCGTGGAAGGCTTGTCGGCGCTGAAGGAAAAGGGCTGGAGCGCAGCGCAGGAGCTGGGGCAGGGCGACCTGACCGGCCCGAAGTATTCGCCCGAGGCGGCCCAGCTGCTGACCTTCCTGGCCGACAACGCGCGCAGCCCGCGGCGCATCGCCGAATTCTTGCAGCGCTATTACGAGGCGCTGGAGCAGGTCGGCAACCCCGGCCAGTCCAACATGTTCGATGACGGCGCACCAGCACCATCACGCAACGACCTGATCAACCAAGCCCGAGGATCCAACGATGGCAACAATGACCAAGACACCCAGCGGGGAGTCGCTGGAGCGCACGCGCAGCCTGCTGCGCCAGATCGACAACAACCCGAAGATGCGCCGGGCGCTGGCGGCCGCAATGAAGGCGATGGGCCTGCCCCAACCGATGCCGATGGACGACCCGAAGCGCAACCGCAGCGCGAAGGCGTCAAAGTAACAGACGCGAGCCCAGCGCCCAAGGTGGGCGACACAGTGACTTGGACGGCCAACGGTCAGGAGCTGACCGGCGAGGTGGTGCGTGCGCCAGACCAGCGCGGCGCGATGACGGTGCGTTCAACCACTGGCGTGAGCAAAGGGGGTGTGTTCAGCGTGCCGAGCGCGAAGGCCCGGATGGCGCAACCTGCGCAGCCTGCGCAAGGTGGCAAAGCAGCGGCGGCAGATTCCGGCACCGGTGGCGACGGGGCTGTTTTCTCAACGACGGGGGCCAAGCCTGCCAAGGGTCTGTCGGTGCAGCGCGTGCAGGAAGTTGCGAACCGCGTCCTTGATCATTTGGGGGTAGGTGCGGTAGCCGGGCTGCAGGTAGTCCGGGAGCCGGGTGAGGCCGGTTTGAGTGTTCCGGCTTCCGTAGTTCCACAGGGTGCGACTGGCGACGGGAAGATTTACCTCTTCGCGGACAACATCGGCAATGAGCTTGAAGCCTTCAAGATCGTCGTCCATGAGCTTTTTCATCTTGGCCTGAGCAAGTCGGTGGAGCAGGGAGCTTACATCCAGACCATGCTGGGCTACCTGAGTGATCCTGCTGTGCGCGAGTATGCGCAGCGCTGGAAAGCATCTGCAGACGGTGTCTCGCGCAAAGGCACCATGCCCGTCAACAACTGGCAGGCGCTGGCGGTAGAGGAGGCGCTGGCCGACATTGCTGAGGAAATGAACGCTGATCGCGGCGGCACAGGCACGCGCAAGGGCTGGTCGGCGCGCGTGGCTCGCCAACTGGGCGACCTGGCTGTTCGCGCGGGGCTGCAAGGTGTGGCCAAGCAAATCCGCGCGTTCACGCGCACCGAGGCCGAGGCGTTTGTGCAGGACGTGATGCAGCGCGCCAGCAGCAGCGCACCGGTAAAGCTGAGCGACACGCGCTTCGCCAGTGCTCGCGCTGGCCAGACCGAGAGCGAGGCGTTCAAGCGCTGGTTTGGTGCCTCAAAGGCGGTGGACGCCAACGGCGCGCCGATGGTGATGTACCACGGCACCAGCGCCAGCGTTGGCGGCGACGCCTTCACTCGGTTCGACACTGCGGCATCGAACTACGGCCTGATGGGCATGGGCGGCTATTTCACCGCCGACCCGGCCGTGGCCAGCAGCTACACCACCAAGGGCAAGGGAAACGCGCCCAGCGTGTACCCGGTGTACCTGTCGATCAAGACCCCGCTGGACATGGACGCAAAAGCGGATGCGGCACAGTGGCAGAAACAGTTCCCCAATGCCGGGGCGATGCACGAAGGCGGCACCACCAACGAAAGTTGGTACCGCGCGGCCGAGGACGCGCTGGCCGACGAGGGCCTACCGATGTGGGAAGGTGCGGATGCCATGCAGGATGGCCTGCGCGCCATGGGCTTTGATGGCATCACGCACGTGGGTGGCGGGCGGGTGAAGTCCGACGGGGTGAAGCACCGGGTTTACATCGCGTTCGACGATGTGCAGGTGAAGAGCGCGACGGGGAACAGTGGCGCGTTTGATCCGAAGAACCCGGACATTCGGCGCAGTGCAGCCAGCACCGGGCGCAAGCCATCCACCCCAGTGGCGACTGTCCGCGCAGCCATCGCCGAGCGATACGGCCGACTGCTGGAAAAGCTCGAAGTCAAGGGGCTGGTGACAGTCACTCAGACCGAAGAGCAGGCCATGGCCGCAGCGGCGCAGGCCCGGGCCGACAAGAACGGCACCCGCTTGGATGTTGAGCTGGACGGGCTCAAGCGCCCAAGCGATGGAAGCGCCAAGCCCGCCGACCTGGATATCAAGCGTTCCGCCGACGGCACCATTCAAGGCTTCTTTGATCCGGTCACCGGCAAAGCCTTCTTGGTGGCCGACGGTTTGACCGAGCAGACGGCGGGGCCGGTGCTGATCCACGAGGTTGGCGTGCACATGGCCAACGATGGGAAGCTCGAACCGCTGTTTGAGCGCGCGGCGGGCTTGTTGAAGATTGGCCCGAACAGCGCATTTCTGAACCGGGTGCGCGCGCGCATGGCGGCCGCTGGTGAGACTTCGGGTGAGGAGGCAGCAGCCTACATTGCCGAGGAATACGAGCGCGACAGCGCCAGCGCGCCGGGCACAGTAACGCGGTGGCTGGCCGACCTGACGGCGGCCGTTCGGGCCTGGATGTATCAAAAGGGCGTGATCCTGACGGCCGACCAGCTCACTGTGGGCGACATCGCGGCGGTGGCACGGGCGAACGCGCGCAGCCTGGCCCAAGACGGCGGTGCAGGGGACGCTGGCGCCCGGTCTGCTGCTTCGGGTGGGCTCTCTTTCAGCAACGCCTCAGGCAATGGCGCCACGCCACCACCTGGCGGCCCACCAGCTGCACCGCCATCCGCCTGGGGTCAACTCAAGGCGCGCGCCGAGGGTTTGATGAGCCCCGCCAATGTCGACAAATTCCTGTACGAGTTTCAGGACAAGCTGATCGACTTGAAGCGGCTGCGCCAGCACATCCAAGACATTGGCGGCACGCTCAACGACCTGAACGATGCCTACCTGGGCGAGGAGCTGTATCACAAGCGCATCGCCAAGCGGACCCAAGATTTCCTGAACGACGAGCTCAAGCCCTTGCTGGCGCAAATGCGCAGCAAAGGCGTTCCTCTGGCTCAGTTGGAGGAGTTCCTGCACGCGCGGCATGCGCCCGAGGCCAATCTGGAGTTGTCGTTTCGCAACCCCACACAGCAGATGATTGACAGCCAAAAGGCGACCACCCAAGCGGAGGTGCGCAACCTGGAGCAGGCGCTGCAGCGTGCGCAGCAGCAGGGCACGGCGCTGGCGCCGATCGAGAAGGCGCTGGAGCAAGCAAGGGCCGAGGTTGCACGCTGGAGGGGTGCGCAAGCATTCAGCGGTACCGAGGCCGAGCGGTTGTCCCTCTCGGGCATGAGCGATGCCAAGGCGGCCGCTGTGATGGCTGCGCTCACGCCTGAGAAGCGCGTGGCGCTGGATGCGCTGGGAAAGCGGGTGGATGCGATGAACGCCAAGACCATGGACGCGCTCAAGGGCTACGGGCTGATGGACGCCAAGACCATGGATCTGTGGGCCCGGACCTACCAGTACTATGTGCCGCTGCACCGCGACGAGGCGCACCCTGACAGCGCCAGCCACCCGGTGGGCCAAGGTTTCAGCGTGAAGGGCGACGCGGGCAAGCGCCGCGCTGGCAGCAACCAGAAGGTGACCCACATCTTGGGCCACATCGCCATGCAGCGCGAGGCCGCACTGACCCGAGGCGAGAAGAACCTGGTGGGCCAAAAGCTCTACATGATGGCCGCGCAAAACCCAGACCCCGAGTGGTGGTCGGTGGACAAGCCGCCCAGCCGCACCTATGTGGACGCGAGCACGGGGCTGGCCGTGCACGGGGTGGACCCGATGTACAAGAACCGGCCGAACGTGGTGATGGTGCGCATTGGCGGCAAAGACGCGGCGGTGGTGTTCAACGAGCGCAACGAACGCGCCGCGCGCCTGGCTGCTTCTCTCAAAACCCTGGACGCCAGCGATATGCACTTGGTGCTGGGCTGGGTGTCCAAGGGCACGCGCTGGCTGGCCAGCGTGAACACGCAATACAACCCGATTTTCGGCATCATCAACTTCGCGCGCGACAGCCAAGCGGCGCTGCTGGGGCTGGGCACCACACCACTGCGCGGCCAAGAGGCACAGGTGGCCAAGAACATGCTGCCCGCACTCAGGGCGATTTACGCCGACGTGCGCTCTGTGCGCCGGGGCGGTAAGTCTGGCAACGCTGGGGGCGCCTGGGGCAAGCTGTGGGATGACATGCAAATGGCCGGCGGAACCACTGGTTACCGCGATCTGTTCGCCGACCCAAACGAGCGCGCCGAGGCGCTGGAAAAGGTGATGGCCGAGTTCGACCGCGGCAACGCCAGCAAGTTTGCCCACGGGATCGTGGACTGGCTGAGCGACTACAACGACACCATGGAGGGCGCCACGCGCCTGGCCGCCTACAAAGTGGCGCTGGACTCGGGCATGAGCAAGCCGCAGGCCGCGAGCTTGGCGAAGAACATCACGGTGAACTTCAACAGGAAGGGGCGCCAGACGCGCGAGATTGGCGCGCTGTATGCCTTCTTCAATGCGGCGGTGCAGGGCACGGCGCGCATGGTGCAGGTGTTGCGCGGGCCGACCGGCAAAAAGGTGATGCTGGGTGGCGTGCTGCTGGGCGCCATGAATGCGCTGATCGGTATTGCGATGATGGGTGGCGACGATGAGGACGACCCCAACGGCTGGGAGAAGATCCCCGAGTTCGTGCGCCAGCGCAGTCTGGTGATTCCGCTGGGGCGTGAGGACTTCGTGGCGATCCCGCTCCCGCTGGGTTTCAACATGCTCCCCAACATTGGGCGCAAGGCGGTGGAGATGATGGCGGGAATTGGTGATGAGAGCGTGGGCGCCCAGCTCGCAAGCATGCTGGGCATGTTCGCCAACACCTTCAACCCGCTGGGCGCGCCGGCCGAGGCCAGCCTGACCCAAGCCACGCTGATGCTCTCGCCCACCGTCATTGATCCGGTGGTTTCGCTGCTGGCCAACAAGGATTGGACAGACCGGCCGATTTACCGCGAAAACAGCAACAGCATGGATCCAACCCCTGGGCACCTGCGCACCAGAGATTCCGCATCGACCCCAGCCAAACTGGTGTCGCGCTGGCTGAACGATCTGAGCGGCGGTAACGCCTACCGCCCGGGGGGTATCAGCTGGACACCGGACCAGCTGGATTACGTGGTCGGCGTGCTCACTGGTGGTGTGGGCCGCGAGTTGATCAAGCTGAACCAGACGGTCACCGCGCCATTCACCGGCGACGAGCTGCCCGCGCACAAGATCCCGCTGCTGGGGCGCCTGTACGGCAACACGCGCGGCGCTTCGGTGGAGTCGGGCCCGTATTCGGACAACGTGCGCGAGATCAACGAGATTGAGAACGAATTCAGGGGGCGCGCTGTCGCTCGTGACGAATTCGGGAAATTCCGCAGAGAGGAGCCGCTGGTGAAGATGATCGGACGCGGCAACCAAGCCGAGCGCCTGGTGCAGCAGCTGCGCAAGCTGCGAGCCCGTGCCACGGCTGCAGGCGACACCGAGCGCGTGAAAGAACTGAACGAGCGGATCGGCGAGGTGATGAAGGAATTCAACCGCGATGTGAGGCGGGCCAAACGCGAGGCGAACGAATGACCAAACCGACCAAGCAGACCAAGGCGGGGGGCTCAAAACCCCTTGCTGCCAAGCGCCAGAAGTTCATTGATGAATACCTGGTCGACCTGAATGCGGCACAGGCGGCCGTGCGCGCGGGTTACTCGGATGCCACGGCGCGCCAGACCGGGCACAAGCTGCTGACAAATGCTGACATTCAAGAAGCGATCACCGAGCGCCGGGCCGCGCTGAGCACTGCCACGGGCGTGACGGTCGAGCGGGTGCTGCGCGAGGCTGCGCGCCTGGCCTTCTTCGATGTGCGAAAGCTCTACCGCCCGGACGGCTCGCCCAAGCAGTTGAACGAGCTTGACGACGACACGGCCGCCGCGATTCAAGGCCTGGAGGTGGCGACCATTGGAAATAAGGATGTGGGGTTCGGTGAGGTCCTGAAATACAAGGTGGCGGACAAGAACGCGGCAATCGAGAAGCTGTTCAAGCACTTGGGCATGTTCGACCGCGACAACGCCCAGCAGGCAGCAAGGGCACCGCTGCGCATCGAGCTGGTGCCCCTGCAGCCCGACGCGCCAGCCCCGGAGGATTGAGCAGGCGCCGGTCTTGGAGCCCCTGTGATGGGGTGGCACTGCTGGGCGTGAACTGTTCACCTGGTGGGCTTGAATGGGGGCCCTGTGCACGCCCGCATGTGGATACCGTTGGGTTATTCAAACGCAATCGCGACCGCATGCGGATAGTTTGAAAGTACCCGCAAATGGTTTGCGCTTCCCGGTGTAATTCACTCACACCAACACACCGGAGCGCCACCATGAGCAACGTCAAAAACCTTTTTTCCCTGAGCCCCGAGCGCCGCGCGGCGGTGCAAAGTTTCTGCCTGGAGCAGGCAGCGCACTACACGGAGCAAGCCCGCCGACCTGAAGGCGGTGGGGCTGCGCTGCATCTGTTCATTGCTGGCGACAACAAGGTCGAGCTGAGCGTCTGCGCGCTGGAGCCTGCCCATGCGGCGGCCATGCTGCTGGCGCTGGACGAGGTGCGCGCCCGTCTGGTGGGGGTGGTGGCCGCTGCCGGCTTGGACTTGAACGCATTCACCAAGGTGACCGAGGGGGCTGGGTCCAACGTGGTGGCCTTGCGGGGTCGGTGAGGTCTGAGGGCATGCGTCGAAGCCGTCGGTGCGGCGTGGTCTGCATCACTTCGCTTTTTGCAGGCCTGACGTATCTTTGATGAGTCTGTCCGCCTCAACCAAAAACCACAGCATCGTTTTGTCGTTGTTTCGCGGGTCATTGCCCAGCATCTTCACGTAGGTATCAAGCGCTGACAGCTTGATGTCGTCGTTTCTGTAGTCAATCCCGCCGGGCAGCTTGGTTTGGGCGTCCATGAACTTGCGGATGGTCTCGGCCCATTGCTCGCTGGCCGTCCTGCTGGCGTCGTCCCGTCTTGACGCGGCAATCTCTGAGGCTTTGGCGACCTGCGTGAGCTTCTCTTTTCCTTCTGGTGTGCTCGTGTCAACCCATCCCTGTGTGCGCATACATGCCGCCGTCAGCGCATCCTCTCGGCCGCGCGCTGCAGCCACGGCATATGCGTTGGCGATGTTTGCTCCAGCGTTTGCGCCAGCAGCGTATCTCGAAGCAAAGGTGCTTGATGCGGTTGTGGTGCCTCGAAATGTGAGGTAGCTGCCGTAGTCAGTGATAGTGCCGGTGGTGCTGTAGCTTGTGGGCCCAGGCATCGGCGTGCCTGCTTGCAGTCTTGGCATCGGCGTGAGCCCGGCTGCATAGGATTGGCATTCTGCAAGCGCGATCGTGGCCTCGTCACTTCCAGCCTTTGCCCGAGATGGGTGCTCCCAGCTGGGCACGGTCGCGCACCCCGAGAGTGCAGCCAAGACACCAAAAACCACCGCAAAGCGAATCATGAAGGCCTCCTGTTTTGTCTGAAACGGAATGTATCAGCACAAGCCACAAGAGGCCGGAGGAAATCCGACTGCCGGCTGGTTCTTTGCCAGCCTGAGCGATCAAGCGCCGAAAGCCGACCCCAGTACTGGTGCGTCAGCACAACGATGGTTGATGAATAGGCTTGGTTGAGTGCTTTTTGGGCTGTTCGACCGCCTGCTCAAAACTGAGTAGACGGTCTTCTTCGTGAAATTCGACCAGCATGGCCATCAAGCAGACTTCGCGCTTGGGAAGCCGGTTGCAAGGGTGCATCTGGCCGTTTTGGGGGTCAGCCCAGTTTTGGGCATACCCCTCGCGGGCGCGGGCAATGACCTTGCGGCGCAAAACAGCGCTGTAGCCGGTCAGCAGGGTCTCAGTCAGTTCGCGGTCGAGGTGGTACTCGGTCTGTTCGCGGTTCATGCTGTCCAAATAGACGCCCCCAAAGCTGGGGACATCTTCTCCAAGCTCATCCAGCATCGAGCGGGTGTCCCGATCGATATGTGACAAGTCTTTGCCCGTCAGCTCCGCAATCTCGCGGATGCTCATGGCCAACACCTGGCCTGGATGGCGATCAACTAAGGCATGGCTCGCCTTCCGGGCGACGGCATCGACTCGCGCGATTTGCTGTCACCCCGCTCGATTGACTTCCCCGCTTCAAGAAATTGATGGTGCCCGGAGCCGGAATCGAACCGGCACGACCTTTTCAGGCCTACGGGTTTTAAGCCCGCTGCGTCTACCGATTTCGCCATCCGGGCCTAGTGCAGGCCGCGAAGTTTAAACCGTGCGTAGGCGGTGCGTAGCCAAGAACAGGAAGATACCGGCAGCGAACGGTAAAATGCTGTGTTGGGTGCTGGAGAGCAGCATGCAGCGCATGCAACCCCTAACGGATGCCGTCGTATTTTTACGGTAAATGTCGCAGGGCATAGACTTAAAATCCGCCGCTCACCCGCAAGGGGGCGTGCCGGTTCGACCCCGGCTCGAGGCACCAGCCCACACTAGGCGTTTTTTGCCTTCAACGGTACAGTGAGTTTCATGACCCGATACAACGCAC